TCTCCCGAAGCATCTCCACCAGCCCCTCTCAATTGCTCGGCGGCTAACTTATTAGCCCACCGTTGCAATTTCATCTCTTCACCCTGTTGAGTTAGAACTTTCTGTCTATGAGGTCTAATTGCTTTAATCAGTATTTTATTCATAAACTTCACATCCTTTTCTTTTCATCTCTGTGTCCCAAGTTGTATTCCATAGGTTTGTCACACGCACCACAGGTTTCTCTCCATAAGAAATGTAGGAAACCACAGTGTGTGCATCTTGTACCCGCACCAATGTTTAATACATCGCCTATATCACGATTACGCTTGCGCTGTTGTTGTGTTACACCTGCTAACGGTTTGTCAGAATTTGTAACTGCGCTACTATTGTAACTTAAATCGGACTTGGTGCCCTGCTTTGAGCCACGCATTATGTCCGATAAGTCAATGCTTCTAACATCAAACCCCACACCACTCACCTCAAGCGAGTTGGTATAGAACTACAATGAATGTGTTACCGAGAACAGTGATACACTCAGTGCCTAGAATTGCGTTAGTTGCGTTTGCATCTGATACTGCTTGTATAGCCGTATTGATGGTTGTTTGTAGTGCAGAAGCATCGCTAAACTCTTTTGGGGATAGCGGTCCAACTACCTTAGAACCTACTTTGGACAAATTTGCCATTGGTCGTCACCTCAAGAACGGCGACCAATTGCTAAGAATGTACCTGCTTCCCCTACTGCTATCAATGCTGTATCGGTAGCGTCGGGGTCACTTATATCGCCTACAGCAGAGCCGATGCGTATAGTAGTGCCGTCAATTCTTGCTTTAGGGGCAAAAGTTACGTTTTGAGTGCCACCACTTCCACCACCTGTATCTCCAATTGCCTCATAAGCATGTGCGCCCGATGGATTGATGCCTGCAAAGTCAATACTTGCAAGTAGGCTAGACAAATCTATTTCTGAGTCGCCCGCTTCGTAAGTTCCTGTTACTATCATTCTGTCACCGAAATATGTCGGTCTTTCATCTATTGTTACTGCCATAATTATTCAACTCCTTCTACTGTTGGATTTAGGTGCCCTTCTACGAGTGCTAGTGCCTTAGTTTTAGTAACATATCCACTACCTATATCTACATTGTTATCGTCAAGCCATTGTAATATGTCTTTTCGACTCCAACCGGGGTCGGGAATACCATCACCGTCATCTAGGGATTCACCCCCCTCATCACCTTCGATTAAAAAGCGTGATGAGGGAAGGGTGTGTCTCCACTCGTCTAACCATTCTTGGGTTACTTCAACCGCTTGGCCCCTTAACCACGGACCAATGGTGTCTGCTCTTCGCCTTTCATAGAAAGGGCCAAGAAAGGTTACAATAGGCACTTAATCACCTTCAGTTAAGCAATACGCATGTTACGGTACCTGCGCCAGCCGCTTCTCCATGAAGTACAATTGATGGGTCTGAGCCACCTGTCTTAGCAGCAGGTGCAAGTCCTGTGTTAGTGAAGGTAGCAGATAGAGTCTTATCGGCCACTGCGAAGGTGGTACCGAGGACACCAATAATCTTTGAAGCACCTGCGGTTAGAACCAATACTTGTTCAGCAGCATCAGCCAATGTGAATGCAATTTGTACCAATCTCATGCTACCTACTGCATTTCCATCAGTGTTTGCTGCATTGAATCCAGCAAGTGTACCCGGATAAGAGCCACCTGCGTTTCCATCAAGCCATCCTGTTTCATCGACAGGGGTTCCTGTTCTTAGGTCAAGGTCTAAAAGAACCGAGACTGTTCCTGTGCTAAAATCTGCATCATCAAATGATATTGTCAAGCCTTTATTAGTTGCTGTTTCTGTTGCCATAATTTCATCTCCTTAATAATCTCCAAACAACCTCACTTTAGGTCACGGATAGAACCATGTCCTCCGAAGAAAGTAGTCCATAACTCTCCCATTGTGCGGTACATACCTTCTTGTCCTAGTCTGTTGATAGCGAATGGGTCGCCTGTCTCGATACCGGACTCAAAGTATTGTGTTGGAATTGCTGTACTGAAGTAAACGTAGTCAGTATCAAGGAAGTACATTCTGCTCAGTGTGTCGGGCTGTACATCTTTGGAAGGGATAATTGGTACACCGTTGTAAGTTGCTACGATAAATCCAGCCTCAATACCCGGTACACCCTTAACACCGTTGTAGGTAGGTGTGACTCTCTTCTCTTCCATGAACCTTTGTTGGCTCTGTAGAAGTTGCTGTAGTCTCATCAAAGTGTCATATCCTGTTAGGATAACCTTTGGATTACCACCACGAGTCCAAATCTTTTGGAATAGGTCATCTAGGTGGTCTAGTGATAGAACTCTGTCAGTTCCACTGTTCTCATTGTGTTCTGCCAATGACCATGAGTTTGCACTTCGGTCAATGGAGTAAATGTCTTCGTCTGTACCTGCGGAAGCACCGGTGGTGATTCTGTCAAGTGATTCAAAGTCGTTTCCAGCAACAGTTGCCTTGTCAGTAGTTAGCATCTTGTTGATGTGTTCTGCGTGGTGCTTACCCATCTCTTCTTTCATGATAGAGCGAATGTCACCAAGTCCGTCATCCTTGTCTGCAAGGAACATTGCTGTCTCAGACATGTCGAATGTGTGTACGATTGTCTTTGGCTTTGCTGCAATGTTTTGGAAGGTTGGCTTGGTTGTGTCCGGTAGAGTAGCGTTTTCTGCTACACCGCCACCTACGTTAAACGATGGGCGACCTGTGATAACTCTCCAACCGCTTCTCTCCCACGGCCTCTTTGGTAGAATGCTAAATGCATTGAATTCTTGGTTCAACTGTGACCATACTTTACGACCATAAATCGCTTGGTATGTACCAGCAGTTGTGCTTAACATTGGCGAATCTGCCTTTAACAACTCGCTACCGGAGTAGGAGTAACCCATAGCGTTACCCGCACCGTAGTAGTAGCGTTCCATGTCGTGAATGTTTCTGATATAATCTCTTGCCATATTCTCATCTCCTTAGTCTTACTTATTCTCCCCTCATGGTTCTTGAAGCAAGGGCGTGGACTTCATCCCAACCCATGTTTGCCAAATCCTGCGTAGAAGGAACTTCAATGTTTGAACCGGCAGACTTCTGTATTGCTACTCCGCCTGTGCCGATGTTGTCTATTCGCTCGTTAAGAGTTTCAAGAGTTTTCATAATCTGTGATAGTGGCTCTCTTGCATCAAATGCAGCCTTTTCTTGCTGTGACTTTGCAATTTCAACTTCTCTGTTGAATCTGTTTGCAAAGTGACCTTCAAGGTCATTGCGGAAGTGCTGCTCTTGTGCTGCTGCCTTGTAAACTTCGTATGCAGCCTCAATGTCAGCATCGGAAACATTTCCGTGGTTTAGGTAACCCTTAGCCAAAGATGCTGGTCCCATTGCACCGGCTGGTGTCTTACCGCCGCTTGCAGTGATTGCGTTGATTGCACCTGTAGATGGGGAACCGTTTTCCTGTCCACGGCCACGGACTTGACCAGCGAAGTAGTCAGCACCGTCAACTGCATCGGGATTGTCGAATCCACCAAGTTGTGCCTTTTCCAAGTTGTCGAAGTGTAGTCTTGCTGCTTCTGTATCAATACCAGCAGACTTTAGTGTACCTTCCATCCAACTTAGGTATTCAGAAGTAATAACGTCGCTATATTCATCACCTTTCATGTAATTCATCTTATCATCATCCTCTTCTTCTTCATCTTTCTTTTCTTCTTTCGGCTCGTCATCTTTGGACTCTTTCTTGTCCTTCATGTGTTCCTTGAGTCCCGGTGGCATTTCACCCTTCTCCAATTCATCAAGCCTCTTTTCAAGCCTTTCCATTATATTGCTAATATCTGTATCAGTCATATCTTTGTCCTCCTTTAAAATTCTAAACTGTGCTTCGGGATTGATTCCCTTTTCACAGATAGTAATCTCATGCAATTCCATCTTTGAAATCTCTTGGTAGTCGCCTTTTTCAAAATCAGACCTTCGCACTCTTTTGAATGCTTGGCCTCCAATTGAAAATCCACGAAGGTTACCCTTGCGGATTTCTGCGGCTACTTCACGAGCCTTCT